TATTTTAATATACTATTAAACATTTCTTTATGTTTCTTATGTGATTCTTTATCCCAGATATGACAAAGAACTATACTTGTATCTGCTCTATCAACAAAGATAGATACTCTTTCAGGTTTATTTATATTACAACCTTGAGCATAAGCAGAAAGTTGCATACCATGCTCATCATAAACTAACTTAGCTGGGTCTTTACCTTCTAAGTTATCTTTAGTTTTAAAGTCAATAAAAATACCAGACTCTGAATATAAATCTATCTTACCACCATAACCTTGATTAGCACAGAAAGAATCTTCTGCTATCCATTCTTCATTAGGAAAGTTTTTATCTAACCATTCTTGTATAATCTGATAAGTTTTAGATTTGCCTCTACCAAGAAATCCTTTTTCTATTTGAGCATGTATTTTAGTTCCTTCTTTTGCAGCTTTAGAACCAATCTGTTTAGCATCAGCTTTACATCTATACACAAAAGAATCCATAGACTCTTCATCTCCTATGTCTAAAGTTGCTGCCGATTTTATAGCTTGAGTTATCTTCCAGTTTTCTAATGCAGGTTTTGCAACCATACCAAGAATGGTAGTAACTGAAGGAACAAGTCCTATGCTTTTAGCATCCCTTAATGTAGTGTTTCTTTCTTTACCATTAGCACCTATGATAGTATACATAGGTTCTCCTTCAAGAGAATACCAATGTCCGGACTCGGATGTAAACTTATTATACTTATCTAATTCAGTTTTGTCAATAGCTTTATTCATTTTTTAGGTCCTTAAATGTTTTAAATACATCGGATGTAAATAATTTTCTAATATTTACTAACCACATTCTACTTGCATTGTGGTCTCCACCACTTACAGATTTTTTAAAGTCTAACTTTTCTATCAGTTGTTTTAATTTAGGCACATCAAATATCAAGGTGCAAAAAATATCATCCTCTATACAAAGATTGTGAAACCAATAATCTGATTCGGTTGCTGCTATGCCAGAAGGTTTACCATAAGATTGATACTCAATACATATATTACCTGTCTTCATCCACATACCTCGTTCAGATTTAACTTCTATCTTTTTATTTGTAAACATTTCTGCTATCTTATCTTCTCTTATTTGACCATACTGTAAATCAAGGTCAAACTTTTTCATATCTTCTTTATTAATGGGTTTCATACCAACTATCTCCTATTTTATATTCGCCAGTTAAATCACATCTCATATTAAATTGTTCTGTTACTTTTTCTATACACTCCACACCTATTCTACCAACTGAATCTGCTTGAGATTCTTTTACTTGTAGTTGCCACTCATCATGTATGTTAGCTACAAAACAAGCATCAAAGGTATTTAATTTAATTAACTCATGTAAATTAATCATAGCTTGTTTCATTACTATAGCACCACTACCTTGTAATAAAGTATTTAAAGAAGCATGTTGACTTCTTACATAAATTTTTCTACCATCTATACCTTTTAAGAATCCACGATTAGAAGCTTGTTGCACTCTATCTCTTAATTTTTTAAGAGCTGGTAAGTTACGGAAGAATCTTTCTTTTAATGCTTTACCTTTTTTAATATCTCCATTAATAATACTACCTATCTTAGCATCTCCTGCTCCATATACTAATGCATATATAAATGTTTTAGCTTGGTCACGAGTTTTTAATCCAGCAAGTTCTTGGTTAGTAGAATGTATATCTCCATTGACAACTTCTTCAATGTAATCAATATCATTCATATAATGTGCTAACATTCTTAACTCTAATCCACTAGCATCTATACCTACTAACTTATATCCTTCTGGAACAGTCCAACAAGAACGACATTCTTTTCCATAAGGACTACCTAAGTTAGGAATTTGAGCCATGTTAGGATTTCTATGTGTCATTCTACCTGTTATAGTTCCATTAGGTATAACCCTACCATGCACCCTATCATCTTTTAATTCATCTATCCATGATGATACTTGAGCTATACGCTTTTGATATAATAAAAAGTCAGCTATTAACTTAGCTTCTTTTATATGTGTAATCTTTTTAAGTGTTCCTTCATCAACAATAGGTTGACCAGTAGGAGTAAATCTTTCTGGTTTCCATCCAAAGTCTATAAGATATTCGCCTATCTGTTTACGACTACCAAGATTAAACTCCACTAACTTCTTACGCATAAAAGAACTATGATTACCAGACATAAGAATGTTTTCATACTCATCATCTGTAAGTCCACGCTTAGATAATGTTCCATCTTTTTTAATGTAAGGTAATACCATTTTATCATCTATCCATTTAGGTTTAAATGTTTTTTGAACTTCATCTTCTACATCTGCCATCTTTTGTTTTAGTTCTGCTAATAAAGTCATAGCTTGTTTAGTATCAAAATAAAATCCTGTAGCTTCTTGTTGTTGCATAATAGATGCAGTTACATGTTCAATGTCTAAAGATTTTTTACTAAACCCAGCACCTTCATTAAGTAAATAATTATATACTGCTTCATTTAATATTACATCTTGCTCACAATAATTTAACATAGCTGGAGAATATTTTTCAAACTCTGGTTGCTCCTGTTTAAACACTCCCACTCTATATCCCCAAGCTTTTAAACTATGTCCACTTTCTCTTACTGGATTGTAAAGTCTTGACATAACTAAAGTATCTACTACATTACCTGTATATTTAAAGTTACATAATCTTTTAAGAACTGGTAAATCAAAACCTATAATGTTATGTCCTATTAAAGTATCTGCATCTTGCAATAGTTTTATACCTTCTTCTATTTCATCTGGTCCAAATCTATAACATTTACCATCAACTTCTTTGGCAACTAAACACCATATCTTTGTTGCATTTAAATCATCAGTCTCTATATCAAAAATCATTTTCATTTACAAAAGTCTCCTCATCTGTTATTTCATGTAATCTACCTGTATCAATATCATATGTTAAACTACAAGCCATGCCTGTGTCTCCAGTATACCTTGACTTCAATACTCTTACTTTAGTTATGTTTGCTTCTTCTGGATTTTCTGCCTGTTGATTTCTTTCAAGTGCAATAACACAATCAGATAACTGTGCTATACCTTGAGAACCTTTTAGATGTGATAGCGATACTTGAATACCTTTTTCATGTCCTCTATCTCCAGAAGCTCTACGCAAGTGAGACACTAATATCATGCCTACACCTGTCTCTTCTACTAAACTACGAAGTCTATTCATTAACATGTCAATACCTCTTCGTTCATCTCCTTCTGTAAGAACATTAACAAGCATATGTAAGTGGTCAACCACCACCCAATCACATTCACAACCAACAATAATATATCTAAGTTTAGAAAATATTTCATCAATATCAGTAGCTCCTAAATGAGCATGGATATAAACTCTACCTTCTTGTATAGCACTATCAAATAATGTATGCAGTTCTTCTTCTGTATACTTAGCTCGTTTCTCTGATAAATATATTCTATCGTTAGCTTCAATAGATACAATACCATCTGCAGTTCGTAACCAGTTTTCTTCTAGTGCTATGATACCTACATTATCTTTTGTATTTTTAATAAGATGATGTTCAAGTTCTCTAGTTACACTAGACTTACCAAGTCCTGTGCCACCTGTAAGAGTAACAAGTTCTCCTTTACGCATACCATATAACTTCTTGTTTAATCCTTCCCAAGGATATGCAATGCTTTCTTTCTCTTCTCTGTTTAACCAATCATTCTTTTTACTAGACAACTCCATAATACCAGAAGGTGTATAAGTTTTAGCTTCCCACCATGCAGTAGAAAACTCTTGAAACTTTTTCTTAGCTAACATTTCGTTAGCATCTTTGTAACCATTTGGTAAATGTATTATCTTAGCTTTACTTGGTTTAAGTATTCTAGCTACTTGTCTTGCAGCTTCAATACCAGCTTTATCATTATCAAAACATAAGACTACATTATCAAAGCTTTCTACAAACTCAATGCTTTCTCTTATATCTTTAACTGCTGATGATGCACCTCTTTTAATTGATACAACACTAGACTTACCTTGCATAAGTTCATAGACTGCCATAGCATCACATTCGCCCTCTGTTATTGTAAGATACTTACCACCTTTATTACGATAAAGTTGTTCTCCAAATAATCCTGTGCCTTGGAATGTTCCATTACATGCAAAGTTTTTGTTATCGACATACCTAGTCTTAGTTGCAACTATCTCACTTCCATTATGAAAAGGATAGATATGTTGTTTGATGTTTCCATTATGGTCTTTCATAATCTTAACACCAAACTTTCTAGCTGTCTTTTCTGATATATTTCTATCAGTTAAAGGTGCATAGATACCTGTGTAAGAATTTAAAAAAGATGTTTCTGGTTGTTTCATCTCTATAACTGTGCTATCATTCATGTTTTCATAATCTGGAAAAAATGTATTGCAACTAAAACATTTAGCTGAACCATTATCATTAAGTGATACAGCATCACTACTGTCACACTTAGGACATGGTAATTTGTGTTTAATAAATTTTGTATTCATTCTATCTCCTATAAAAATGTAAGGCGTTGTTCATATAGAGT